TTGGTCGTCTTGCTATGGGCTGTGGTACATTAAACCCTGCTGCTGCAATCGAAATCCAAACCGCATAGGTGAGGTAAGATGGCACAACAAACAACAATCACAGGTATACGAGGTCTTACTTCTAAGACTTGGTATAACCAACCTCCAGTAGAATGGGGGAGATCAGGCGGTGCTGTAGCTACTATAGCTTTAGGCACTGCTACAGGTGATAATGGTACTAGTGGTGCAGGTTCAGCTGTTGACGCAGCAGCTACTACATCTACAGGTCCAGCAACAAGATCTACTACTCCTACCGCTCCTACTGGAGGTGGTTCAGGACTTAAAGTTGATCTAGCTGTTGGCGGTGATGTAGTTACTGCAATCACAGTTGATGCTGGTGCTGATAACGATGGTGATGGTTACCGTGTTGGTGACAAAATCGTTGTTACTGCAGCTAATGCTAGTACAGCAACAGACGTAGTTGGATACGTCACATCCCTTGAATACGAGAACTAATGACTAATGCAACAGTCTTAGCTCAGGGTAATACAGATGCCACACCTAGCGAAGGTAATGGTATCGCTGGCCCTACCTCTCCAGTTCCTAGAACAACATCTGCTGCAGTCGCAGCGGCTGATGCACTGCCTCTAGCTACTGTAACTGGCACACTTGCTGCTGGTAATAAGTACGCTACTAACGCAGGTGCTGGACGTAAAGGTACAGCTATTAGACACTCTGTAGCTAAAACAAAGAGCGGTGTGACAGCCGCCTCTGAGGTATACTCAGAAACAATGAGCTTCCGTACAGCCTATAAGGATCAGGAAGCAGATAGCCCAGCTATCAACGAAGCAAGCGGTGACGCTAACCGTGCTGCTTAACATAAAGGGGAGGCTTCGGTCTCCCTTTTTTTTATTCATAAATATTAACTATGACAAGTTCCTATCCGACCACTAATAAAGAAACAGAACTACCTGCAATAAATCAGATATTATCATCGGTAGGACAAGCACCTGTAACTACCCTCGATCAAACCAACCCAGACGTTGCGATTGCATACGATACATTATTACAGGTGAGTAAAGAAGTACAAGCAGAAGGCTGGACTTTTAATACTGAATTTGAATTAGAGATACAAACTGATGGTAATAAAGAATATATTATTCCAAATAATATGTTACAAGTAGATTTATCACCATCTAATGCTGGTAATATAGATGTCGTTAGACGTACAAAACCGGGAGAAACAGAGCCTAAACTATATGATAGGTATAATCATAAGTGGGAAATAGGTGATGTGGCAAATGATACTTGGAAAGTTGATGTAGTTTATTGGTATAATTGGGTAGATATACCACAACCTGTACAAAATTATATTGTATCAAAAGCTTCTACAATAACAGCACAACGTATTGTAGGTGACGGTAATTTAATACAAATGTTACAACAGCGAGAAGCATTAGCAAGAGCTAACGCAATGGAATATGAATGCAATCAGGGTGATTATTCTTTCTTTGGCCGCTCACAAAATGGAAACCACTACTCAAGTTATAAACCTTATACAGCACTACAACGCTAATGGCAAGTGTAACACAACGTATACAAAGTTATACAGGTGGGGTATCTAAACAAACAGATGATAAGAAATTTCCGGGTCAAGTTACAGAGGCTTTGAATTCTTATCCAGATCCTACATTTGGTCTACAGAAAAGACCGGGACTTAAATTTTTAACAGCATTAAAAGATAGCAGTAATAATAATATTACAGGTAATACTCTTGATAATGCTAAATGGTTTTATATACATCGTGCTAATGATGAAAAATATATAGGGTGTATTGCAGGTAATACAACAGTAGCTAATAATGCTATTCATATATGGAATGCAACTACTAATGTTAAATCAACTATTACATATGATGCACCAGATTGGGTAGCGACTACAGCTTATGTTGTAGGGAATAAAGTAAAAAATGACAGCGGTAAAATCTATACATGTGCTACAGCTGGTACATCAGCTGGTTCAGGAGGACCAACAGGTACTGGTACAACGATAGCTGATAATACAGTAAGATGGGATTATACAACTACTGAATCTGCTAAAAGTTATTTACATAATTCAGCAATTAGTAAAGATGATTATCATATATTAACTGTACAGGATACATCTATTATAACAAATAAAGAGAAAACAGTTTCGGTAGCAACACCTACTACTTTTTACCCTGATACAAGGGCTACTATAAGAGTAATGGGTGTTGAATATAGTTCTAATTATAATGTAACTATTAAACAAGGCGGTACTACATACAAAACAACTGATAATAGTGCTGATGATGAGAAGGTAAAGACTTATAATGCAGATGCTTTTACTGCTAACGCTACTACTTATGATACAAAATTAAATGCTGATTGGATTTTAACTAAATTAAAAGCTGCTATTGAAGCCAGAAACGTACCTAATCTAACTGTAACTAAACTAGAAACATCACTTGAATTAACCAGTTCAAATAATACTAGTTTTTCAATACAAGTATCAGGTGGTGTATCTGGTAAACAATTAACAGTATTCCAAGATGCAGTTAATAACGTTTCAGATTTACCTACACAAGCAGTGCATAATAGAGCTGTTAAAATTATTAACACTTCAAATGCTAACGATGCTTATTATTCTAGATTTGTAGCTAATGATGGTACATCTGGTACAGGTTATTGGGAAGAAGCTTTAGGATGGGATGAGGCAAATCAAGACGAAGGTGGTAATACAACACCTATTAATATGTCTGTAGGTTTAACTGCTTCTACAATGCCTCATGAATTAGTTAATACTGGTACAAATGCTTTTACTTTTAGAACTATTACATGGACTGCTAGATTAGTAGGTGATGATACAACAAACTCACATCCATCTTTTAATGGTGCTAAAATACAACAAGCCTTTTTCTATAATAATAGACTAGGATTCTTAACACAAGATAATGTGTCTATGAGTCAATCAGGTGAGTTTTATAATTTTTATCATATTACAGCTCAAACACTTACAGCTTCAGATCCTATTGATTTAAGTTGTTCTAGTATTAGACCTGCTGTATTACATGGTATAATACCTGTAGCATCTGGTTTAGTATTATTTTCAGAGAACCAACAGTTTCTAATGTACTCAGCTGATGGAAACTTATCACCAAGTACTGCTATTATACGTGGTCTATCTAACTATGAGATGGATACTAAAATAGATCCTGTTGATGTTGGTACCAATATAAATTTTATAAGCAAAACACCTGCATATACTAGAGTATTTGGTATGACTCCAAGAGGTGAAGGTCAAATACCTTTAGTTCGAGATGTAGGTAAAGTAGTTTCAGAGTATATACCAGAAACTATAGATCATTTAATAGCTAGTCCTCAAAACTCTTTCATTGCTTTATATAGTAGTACTGATACTAAAGTTTACTTTTACCGTACTCATAGTGATGGACAAGAAGAAGTCTTGCAAACATGGTTTAACTGGGAATTACCCGGAAATGTACAAGATTTTGTTGTTGATTCAGATGTATTATATACTGTTGTTAAACAATCTAATGGTTATCAATTGTTAAGTGCTAACCTTAGTGCAACACCTGAAGATGAAATACTTGTAACTCAAAGCGGTATACAACTAAATCCTTATATGGATTTCTACGCTAAGGCTGCTAGTGTGTCTTATGACGCTGCAACAGAAACATCTAAATGTTATCTACCTTATTCTGATATCACTACATTAGAACCTATTATATTGATTGCTGGTGGGGCAGCTGATGCTGACTCAGGTTTTACACAATCTCCAACTAAAGGTAGTGATGGGACTGGACCTTATTTTGCTGTTAAAAATAAAGATTTTAGTAGTATAGCAACTAAAGTGATTGTTGGGTTTAGGTATAATTACGATGTAACCTTACCTAAAACATACTTCCAATTAGATAAAGGTGTTGCTGATTATACAGCACATTTAACTATTTCTAGAATGAAATTTTCTGTAGGACGTTCTAGTACTATAGGTTTTAAAATGAAATCTAAAGGTTATAGAGGTCATACACAGACTTTTACAGGTGATGGAACAACTAAAAAATTCTCACCTGATTATAAAGTACAAGATAAATCTAATGTAAAAGTAAAGAAAAATGGTCAGGTAATTACTACAGGTTTTACTCTTACAGATCATGATACTTTACCAGATCATATAACTGTTGAATTTACTAATGCCCCAGTTGCTGCTACTACTGCTGCTCAGAATGTAAATGGTACTGTACCTGATCCAAATGCTAACTTAGCTACAGCTGCTGATACTATTGAAATTTATATAGATAATTGGTATGACATACAGCCAGTACAAGAAACTAATGAGTATTTAGCTGATGATGTACCAATGAGTGATCAAGATGTATTCACTGTGCCTATTCATCAACGTACAGATAATTTTACATTGAGAGTTTTTAGTGACTCACCTTTTCCAGTATCATTAACATCAATGATGTGGGAAGGTAATTATCATCCACGTTATTACAGGAGGACTTAAATATGGCTGATCAGAATCAATTAGATCAGAATAGAAGGAATTATAATTTAGATAAAGCTAATTCACTTTATGCTTTTAACAAGGCTAAATCAGATGTAACGTTTGCTAATCAACAAACAGCTCAATATATTAGCACTTTAAATGAGCAAACCCAAGTAAACATAAGGAATCAAGAAAATATGATTGCTTGGCAAGAGAAAGAGAATATGCGTTTATATTCTTATGAACTTGAAGCACAAGCATATGAAGCCAGTGTTGATACTTATAGTAGACAGTTAGGTTTTAATAATATAGCTCATAAAATAGCTTTAAATGATACAGCTAGAGCTTATGAAGATACATTAACATCATTAGGTTTCCAAGATAGAGACTTACTTTTAAAGTATTATGAAGGTGGTCAAACAGCTGCTTATGAAACCAAAGGTCTTGGTGAAAAACTTAAACAAGCTGAAGCAGCTCAAGAGTTACAAATTAAAGGTGTTAAATTAAATAAAGAAGTAGCAGAATCAGAAGCGGCTTTAAGGAAAGTAGGTTTACGTCAAGAGTTAGATGCAACCAGAGCTAAGGCTGCATTTAGAACTCAAGATTTAAGAAAAGAATATATTGAAAAAGAAGGTGCTCAAAGAAATTTAGGTCAAGCTGGACGTTCTGCAAGGAAATCAATACAAGCTTTATTAGCTGCCCACGGGTCTACTCAAGCTGCTATTGTTGATTCTATTACTAGAGCTGATGCTAGAGAAGAATTAGATTTCAGACAAATTTCACAAAGCCTTCTTAATACTTACAAACAATCTAATCTGAAATATGAAGAAATAGCTCAGACTATGGTTGATACTGTTAACCAAACTAAATACCAACAACAAGGTATTGATCTTAAATTTAAACAACTTGGTTTAAGAACTGAGTTTGGTAGAGAACAAGTACAAGCTTCTAGAGATAGTGCTGGTAGACAGTATGATGCTGATCGTCAAAGACAACACTTAAGTAAATATCAAGCTGATATCAATGCTTATGGTAATCTTAGACCAAAACCAAATGCACCTCCACAAGCAGCCTTACCACTAGAATTACCATTATCTACAAGACAAACATTAGTTAAACCTCAATACGGTCCTAAACCAGAAATGGAACCAGATATGGTTGAAGGTAAGAATTGGATGGGTCAAATTGTTACTACTGCAGCATTAGCTGGTGCAGCAGTGGTAACGGGTGGTGCTAGTATGCCTCTTACTTCAGGAGCATTCACTTCAGCAGCAATAAGTCAAGGTGCTGGTACTACGTCTGAATGGTTAAGTGGTGGTTATTAAAATCTAAATAAATTAAAATCATGTCTGTTAATTTTCGTGGGTACGCCCAGAAAAGTACTGTAGAATCAAACATTATTAAAGCTCCTGACTCTTCCTCTCAAATTTTAGAGGAAGGCAGGAGATATCTCAAACAATGGCAGTCTAATTTCACTGATGAGCAAGCTAATCGTGAACAAGTCTTAGCCAAGTTTGAAGAAAATTTTAAAATCCAAGAGCAAGAACGAGAGACTAATGCTGGTTTAAGGAGACTTTATAGTAACGACTTTAAAGAAGCTTTAACTCAAAACCATGATGCTAAAATAGCTGGTGCTGAGAAGCAGAGGCAAGAACAAAACAGAAAGGCTAAAGAACTGTCTGCTTTCTCTTCTACTCTTGGTAAACAACTAACCGATATAGCTGGTGCATATGTAAAAGATCGTGAAGCTTATGGTAGACACCTTGCACTTCGATATGATTTATCTGAATCAGATGTCAAACATCTAAAAACATTAGATGGTAATCTACGTGATTACGAAGGTAAGAATGTTGAAATTATCAATGAGTTAAGATCTAAGAATGCTAGTTGGGATCGTATTAATCAAATTAAAAGATTAAGCGGTTTTTCTATGCGTGGTCTACGTATAGGTGAAGCGGTTAGAGCAGGTGAAAACTGGGAAGCACATCTTTATAGTAAATATACTGAGGAAGTAGAGCTTCCAAATGGATTACCACCAGCTTCATTAGCTGCTGCTGAAAGACAGAATAATATAGCTTTATTTGACCAGATATTATTAAAACATGAAAATGATTATTTAGCGTCTCCCGGTGTTTCACATATACACCATACGTTAATATCAGAGCATATGAGTGAACCCATTGCAAGAATCAATGGTCGTATCAAAACTTATATGAAGCAAGAGTCTCTTAAAGAAATTAAAGAAAGAGACTTAGAACAATCAGGTCAGGTTATATTTGCTCATATTAAAAAATATGGTGTACCCGGATTTTGGGATTATGTTGAAGTAGAAGGCGGTAAAGATAATTATGCTGGGTCAAGAGCTTCTGCTATGAAGAGTCTTACTCATTTATATAGTACTGGTCAACTTGGTTGGGCTGATTTGAATGCTTTTGGTGATTATGAAATTACACCAAGAGATGGTGGAGAACCTATAAAATTTAAAGAAAGATTTAAAGAACAATTCCAAGATTTAAAAGTTGCTGCTGCACAGTATAGTAAAGAACAAGCTACAATTAATGATGCTGATAGACAACTTAGAGTATCAGAAGATAAAAGAGAAGCAGAGGAAGCTAGGCAAACTGTTATAGATAATTGGCATACTTACGATGATCCTGTAGCTGTTGTTACTGGATTGATTCGTCAAGCTAATCATAATGAAGAACTTCAAAAAACTTTATTAACTTTATTACCTAATTCTCAGCAAACTAATATCAACGATCAACTAGCTGAACCTCATTTATATAGATTACTTAATGAAAATAAATTAACTAGAAATGATGTCATTAATCAACAGATGTCTGCAAAAAAGACAAATGAATGGTTAAAAAAGGCAGATGAAAATGATACGAATAAACCAGATAAAGAGATGGAGAAACGTATCACAAGTACAGCTAAACGAACTGTAGAAGAAATACTTTCTAGACATGGTACAGAAGCTAAAAAAGTAGGATCTTCATCTGCAGCTGAGTATGACATAAGAAGTAAGTTACGTCAGTATTATAAACAAACGTTTGCTGAAACTGGTAATGCACAAGCGTCTATTAAAATGTCTGAGAATATGCTTAAAGATGATGTCAATAACGGTGAATATGATATAGTTGAACGTAAATTAGTTAAGAAGGATGGTAGAGAAATAATGTTACAAGAGCCTCATTTCAAAAAATTTGAAAGAGTAGCTACACGTTATCCACATGCTTATTCTAAATTCACTCAAGAAGATTATAGACAAAATCCTAACTTAGTGGATGAAGAAGGTATATTGGATGAGAATGCTTTAAGAACATTTGTCAAAGATCTTCAAAATAATCGTTTTAAAAAATGGCCTGTTGGTACTGAATATGTTATCACCAAACATCTCCGAAGACCTAATGGTACAATTATGACACCTGCTGAATTAGTTATGAGGCAGTTAGATTTTTACGATATAGAAGCACCTGAAGCTCTGCTTGAAATATATAATCAAGCTAATACAGCTGGAGGTAAAATACCACCAGAATTACAAAAATTTACTACTGGTACTCATATCACTAAAAATAGCGTTAATGCTGCTTTGATTCGTAGTGGTTTAAAACCAGTTGAACATTCACGACCTAATGATGAAATGGAATTAGTCAACAGTTATGGAGGTCCATTTGATCCTAACAGTTTAAGTAAGTGGTCCTTACAGTTTTATTATGACAATGCTAGTGGAGGGAAATAATGTCTGATTATAGTGAATCAGTTAATCAGGATAATATACCCTTAACTGAACAAGAACAATTTGAGCGACAGCAGAATAGAAAGTATGAAGTTTGGAAAGAAGAGCAAGATGCAGCTAAACTTCAAGAACAGCAACAAGTAGACGCTGAAAGTCAACAGACAGAAGTAGAAGATAAAGGTATTGTACATGGATTAGGTCATGGTGCTGCTGCTATACCATTAGGTACTGCAGATTTCATTAGCGATACTGTTGGTCTAGTACCTTGGTTAAAACCTGTGGATGAATGGTGGGACGCTAATTCTCCTAGATCAGATCATCCTGTACATAAAACTATAAGAGACGCTTCTTCTATTATTGTACCAACTATATTAGGAGGTGGTGTTGTTACAGGTAGTCTTAGAGCTGCTACAGCTGCTAGAAGTATACCTGCAGCCACACGTATATTAGGTACTATTTCAGCTCATGCAGGAGTAGATGCTACTGTTACAGCTATTTCTTCCCATTCTAAAGAACAAGATAATATAGCTGGTACTTTAAATGATTGGTTAGGTTGGGATATACCTTGGGGTACTAGAGATACTGATAGCCCAGATATCATTAGAAAGAAAAATATAATGGAATCTGCTGGTCTCAGTGCTGGAGTTGATTTACTATTAGCATCTTTCTCTTTAGCAAAATCTTTAAAATTTCTTCCGGGTAATGAAGCTGCGGAAAAAGCCATGGCTAAACATGCATCTGGTTTTGAAGGAGAAGACCCAATTTCTAAATCAGTGTTATCTAGAAGAGCTGCTAGAGATAAAGAAATTAAACGAGAAACTGTTGAACGGATTATGAAAGATCCTGACAATAAAGATTTCGATGCGTTTGTTAATGACCCTGCACCGGGTCCGAATACCAGAGCTGTTACTAATTTAGAACCAGATCCAATTAAAGCTAAAGTAGATAACTATAGAATTCAAAATAACTTAGGTACTACAAATGGTAGAGTAAGACCTGTTGTGAATTCTGAGTTTTTAAAGAAACTTGCAGACTCTACTAGTACTGAAAGGGCTACTCAATTACGTGAATTATTTGAACAAGATTTATCTGCTAGTGTTGGTATTAAATATAAAAACAAAACCATACCACCTGATAAAATAAACCAAGCAGTAACTAAATTATATGATCAAGTTTTCAGCCCTGAAATCAGTTTAAAAGAAGTTGAAGGTGTTGTAAATGACATGAAAGCAAACATTTACAATGCAACTGAATTAGACTTTAGACACGGACCTGTTTTAGCAGAAGCCTTCTCAAAAGCTTTTTCGGATATTTATAATCCTAAAACTATGCGAGCATCTGCTATGGTTACAAACCAAGTAGCAGGTGATGCAGCAGATGCAGCTACAGCTGTTAGCTTAATAGGAGACATTGCAGACACAGGTAGACAGCAAGAAATTATAATTGAGAAGCTTAGAATTTTAAATAAAGAAGTTAATGCTAATAAATTTATAGTTAGCAAGGCTCAAGAATATAAACAAATAGCTAAATCTAAACAACAGTATGCAGTCAATCAATGGTTAGTAGACCAATCTGATGAGTTTGCTGTAGGTTTAGAGGCAGCACAATGGAAAGGCCATAGAACATATGATACTTTAGGTGAAATTGCTAAAAAAAATCCTGAGTATTTAAAACCTATTGTACTAGCTATTGAGGCTACAGATGGTGAAGTAGATCAAATCTATAAACTTAACCGCTGGACTGAAAATAATATTGGTTTGATTAAAAAAGCATTCTATGATTCTGAACCAGAAGTACCTAGTTTAGTTGTACAAGGGTTGAATAGTGTACGTTATAATCATATGTTAAGTGGTCTAGCACCAATACGTGCTATGACTGGTAACTCTATGTTAACTGCTCTTAAACCAGCTACAGTATTAGTAGGTGCTAAACTTACAGGTGATTCTGCTACATTCCAAAAAGCTTTATGGACATATGGGGGTTTCTCTGAAAACCTTAAACGTGCTTTCAAAGTAATGGGTAGCGAATGGAATCTTGCTAAAATGAAACCAGAAGAAGCTATGATGCGTGGTCGTGCAGATCTACGTTCAGCTAAGATGGATAATTTTGAAGCACTTGAAGCTATGTCTGATGTCTGGAAAGTTGATGGAGAACATGGTAAAGTTGCACTATGGAACTTAGCTAAAGGTATGAGTTGGTATAACAACAACCCATTTACTAGATGGGGTATCAATGCTATGTATGCAATTGATGGTTTTACTGGTTCTATGATGGCTAGTGGTAGTGCTAGAGCTAAGGCTTATGCACAATTAATGTCAGAAACTAATGGTGCATTTAGTAAAGAAGCTTTTAATAAACTTCAACGTAGATTATATGATGATGCTTTTGACCATACAGGAGTATTAAGAGATAAAGCAGCTAAACACTCTTCTAGTGAAATAGCTTTAAACCTTGAAAATGATTTAGTTAATAGAGTTAATCAAATCATTGAAAAAGTACCTGCAGCTAGAGCATTATTTATGTTCCCTAGAACTGGTATTAACTCTTTAAATGTAGCATGGTCATTCACACCCGGTAGTAGCCTACTCCCAGCATATACAAAAGCTAGGAAAGTTTTAAGTGCTAATACAGTAGAAGAGATTACAGAAGCATTAGCTGAACATGGTTTAGAATATAGCGATGAAGCATATAGAAGTTTAAAATCTGAGTATATTGGTCGGCAGATAATGGGTGGTACAGTAGTTACAGGTGCTGGGTTATGGGCATTAGAAGGTAATCTTACTGGTAACGGTCCTCATAGTGCTGGTGAACGTAAACGTATGATGGATATGGGTGCTAAGTTTAGCTCCATTAAAAATCCTATTACTGGTGAATGGCACAGCTTTAAAGGTTTTGAACCATTTGATAGTCTATTAAATACAATAGGAGATGTTGTTTATTATTCTGATAGGATAGATCAGTCTATGTCTGAGCAAATGTATCAGAAACTAGCTTTTTCTATTAGTATGAACGTTGCTAATAAAACATTTATGAGTGGTTTCGAGCCTCTTGTATCTTTATTCTCTGGAGATGAAGGTGCCTTTAAACGTTTTGTTACTGCACAAGCTGATTCTTTAATACCTTTCGCACCATCTGGTGTTAGAAGTGTGTTGAATAATGCAATCACTCCTCAATTAAAAGATGTTGAAAATGATTGGGGTGCGTTAATGGCTAATAAATGGAAGTTCTTAAAACCTCCCGGTTTAGTAGATCAATTAGATATTTATACTGGAAAACCTATTAGATATTATGAACCATTGAATGCTGCTGTTAATGCTTTCATGCCTTTTGGTAAATCAAATGGTGATATGGAGCCTTGGAGACAATGGTTATTAAGCACTGGATGGGATAGCGTACCAAGTATGTCACAAAATCCTATTACAAAAGGTCCAATTAATACACAAGATCGTCAATGGATTAATAACTGGATAGCTACTAATATGAATTTAGCTGGACAGATTGAACATATGATGACTGCTTCAGATGGTTTTTGGGACAAAAAATTAAAGGAGTATAAACAAAAAAGAGGATTAAAAAAACAGTCTGATTATCCTATAAAAGATTTAGTAGTCCACCAAGAGTTAGACAGGATACACCAAGAAGCAATGAAATACGCTAGTTCTGCTTTAGAGAGATTCCATGAGCAATACTCTACTATTGGAGAAAGAAACCAAGCTGTAAGAAATGCACTTCGTCAAGGTAATATACCTGAGGCTTTAGATAATTTAGATAGTAAAAAAGAGTTAGAACGTGTACTAAAAATTAACAAGTAATGGCTACAACTGAAAAAACACATACTCAAAGCGGTAGCACCCAAACCACTTTTGATTTTACATTTCCATATTTAAAACTAGCTGATATTAAAGTCAGCGTAAATGGTGTCGCAAAAACTTATGGCAGTGCCTCTTCTGGTGACTGGTATATGCATAATGCTACCAACATAAAACTGAATACAGCCCCAAGTAACGGTGATCTAATTCGTATCTATAGAGAAACGGATGATAGTTCTCTAAAAGCAAGCTTTTTCCCGGGTTCAGCTATAAGAGCTGGGGATTTAAATGATAATTTTACTCAAAATTTATATACTACACAGGAATCTAGTAACGATTCTACGTTAGCACTTAATAACTCAAGAGAATCTGACGGTGATGGTACCTACACAAGTGCTATTTCCAAAGCTAGTACAGCTGTAACCACTGCTAACTCAGCAACTACAACAGCTGGAAACGCTGTTACTACTGCTAATGCAGCTGATTCTGCAGCTACTAGTGCTGTATCTACTGCTAACTCAGCATCCACAACAGCTGGAAATGCAGTAACTACAGCTAATAGTGCAGTTACCACAGCAAATGCTGCTACTACTACTGCTAATGGAGCTGTTACGACTGCTAACGCTGCTACTAGCACTGCTAATGGAGCTGTAACTACAGCTAACGCTGCTACTGCTACTGCTAATACAGCAGACACTAATGCAACAACAGCTGTTAATACAGCTAACAGTGCAGTTACTACAGCAAATGCTGCAACCACAACTGCTAACACAGCGTCTACAAACGCTTCAGCAGCTGTAACCACTGCTAACGCTGCATCTGCTACAGCTAATACTTCAGCTGCTACTGTAGCTGCTTCCGCTATCTATCAGGTTGTAGCTAACTATGCTGCATTACCTGCACTTAACAGTGTTGATAATGGTAAGTTCTATCAAGTCTCTGACTCTACAAATATAGAGAATAGCTTTAGTGATATAACTGGTGAACCCTCTGGCTTCATAGGTCATAG